ATGGCAAACGATATGAATGCCTGTCAAACGCATGCTATCAAATATATTTCTAGATATGATAAAAAATGGAAAGATAAAAAAGATCAGATTAAAGATTTAAAAAAAGCAAAGCATGTAATTGATATGCAAATAGAATTGTTGGAGAAAGAATAATATGTGGTTGAATTTATTATCATTGGGTGTAAAGACAGGTGCGAAGCTATACCAAAATAAACAACGAACAAAACAGTTGATGTCAGATGCTCAAATGCGTCACGCAGAGCAAATGGCGAAAGGCGAGATTGAATATAAAGCAAAAATTATTGAAAGTAATGACAATGGTTGGAAAGATGAATTTGTCCTTGTTCTTGTATCTTTGCCTATTCTTATATTGGGTTACTCTATTTTCTCTGACGACCCTGACATACGTAATAAATTAGATTTATTTTTTCAGTATTTTAAACAACTGCCCTACTGGTATCAAGCTATATTCATAGGAGTCGTTAGTGCTATTTATGGTCTTAAAGGTGCTGACATCATGCGTAAGAAGTAGTATGTTGTCCTATGGACAAGATTAAAGTTGATGCAGTAATCACAGATTTAGAATTACAATTAGAAACAAGTAATAATCCTTATGGCTCTTATGTTAATTTTAAGTTTATAGATACTTTTCCAAATTTTCCAAAATTAAATGAAATGATTTCAGAGATAAAAAAAAGGCATGATGTTGATTTAATTAATTATGAGTATTCTTACACAGGCATACATGAGGATACCGATTTAAAATATTTTGATATTGTTAGAAACTAGGGCAGTTCAGAACCAGTTAAGGAACCACCCTAGCCAAACTACTCACTCTCGCTCATAGTTCTATTTACTAACTTCAAGGATTGTTAGTAAAATTCATTTAATCCATTAATTTCTTGTTAGCTTTTCTGTAGCTATCAAGTTAATAGATTGTTGCTTTAAGTTTTCACAATAGCTATGACCATTTTTCGCTTCTATTTTACAATATAGATATACTTTCTTTTTATCAGAAAGCTGTTTCTTAACACTTTTATATCTATCATCATTAGTAGCTTTAACTTTAGCTAACGAAACAGAAAGTGATTCGTTGGTCATTTTTTCATTAACCACATAATCAAAAACCTCTTGCACCTGATCTTTGACTTCATCATAATCTATTTCTGATTTAATGAATCTTTTATCAAGTGCGTCAAGGTATGCAATTATCCTATGAGGGTCAAAGGATTGTGGTCGCATTGTGATGTATTTAGCTAACTCGTTTGACATTAACCTAGTTCTTGTTCATACATTTCTGGGTTAAAATCAGTTGCATTTTCTTTAGCCCAATCTATTTCATCACTTGGACTGCTTGGCAACCTATCATCAGTCAGCTGAATACCTTGTTTAGCTTGTTGATAATTTTGCTGTTGTTGTGGTTGAGGAGTATAACCAGCTTTATTAAATGGTTTAACCATATAGCAAGTTACAACTTGTTCCATACCATCACCATATTTTGTTGGCTCGTTTTGTTGCGTTTTACTACCCCATTTCAGAACATGGCCAGATCGTACATACTCTTGTACTTCTGGACTGTTTAACCAATTGGAAATCTCATTAATTCCATATAGCTTTTTAGTTATGCTACATTGAAATTGAGCCTTGTTTGATGAGGCTTGATATTCCATTTTAGGTGCTTTGTTGCCTGTGCTATATAGCTTTAAAGAAAGCCCACAGAATGGTAGTCGTTGTGTTTGCATTTGTGTCATGTTTTATCCTTATTGTTTCTGTTTTTGTTTTTTAGGTTTATTACTTTCCATAGCTAACATCATATATTTAGCACCAAGAAAAGCATTAAACATTTCTTTATTTAAAGGAAGTTCCTTAACTTCAATCTTGCTATCTTTTTTAGGCAACCTTATGATTAAACCTTTAGCAATTTTTTGTTTAGTTTCTTCCTCGTAGGCATACTTATAAGCATTCAACTGTAATGTATAATCAAATGATATATGATTACTTGTTTTAATATCTGCTAAAACAAGATTGCCTTGCTTGTCCTTTAGAACAAGATCAAGAGTACCAGCATAGTTGTGTTTTTTAGAAAATATTTTTTTTTCTAATTCAACTACTTCATACTCTTGGGTTTTCCACCAATCTAAAAATAAATTCCAGCAATTAACAACTGCTTTATCAGATTGATTAGGAATTTTTTTACCTTGAAGATAATCTTCAATTAAACCATGTACTACACTTCCAACTAACCCAGCATCAACTTTTACCTTTTCAGTTTTATTTGTAGCTTGGTGTATTATTCTTTCAAGATTAACCCTGTCTAATGTTTGACCATTATCCATTATGTGATTAATTGAATCTTTTATCTCTCTTATAGGAGTATAAACTAACCAATTAACTAATTGAGGTTTTGGAATACCTTTACCGCATATTCCTGTTACACTTTCAACTTTCTCTCCATTGCAATAATAGATATGGTTTTGATCGTCAAAGTCTAACTCGATACCATTTTTTAACTTATGTTTTATATACATGTTTACCTTTTCTAGTTTAGACGTTCTATTAATTGTGTAATATCATATCTATAATATTTAGATAGACAAAACAATTTTGAAACATCAGTTTTTATACCTTTCTCAAATTTATATAAATCAAAAATTGAGTTAAAGTACACTGGGTTATCCTCTACTACTGCCTCAGCAGTAATATCTTTATTAAGTCTTACATTTTTAAATTTAAGACCTATTATCTGATTTAAAAGTTTGGCATTAGGTTTTTTTTTAAAATCCTCTACCATTCCTTTAACCATATAATCTGTTTTGACTTGCTTGTTCATATTTCTCCTTTTCTACTTCTAGTTTTTTTAAGTATTCTTCCATTGTATCAGCTTCTATCTTGTCCATTAATTCAAGAACTTCTACAAAAAATGGGTTATTATCTCCGAATGTGTAGCCATTTTTTATAGATACATCATTAATAAATTTAAGTCTTTGTGCCTTTACTGACATATTGTTCTCCTTTCTTTGCATGCTCTTTATCTAGTTTAACTATTTCCTTTTCTATTTGACTTATTAACTTATCCATATCTGATCTTAAATCATGATAAGTAAGCAACCTTTCAATTAGCCTAGCTTTTTTAAATGAATGATTTATGTCTTTATCTAAACTCATATTATTACTCCTATAATAAATCCAACCACAAAGCATAACCACTCTCGTCTATAATAAAGTTCTAATGCTTTCCAATCAGATTTTGATTTTCCAAAAATTAACATGTTTTCCTTTCTTGGTGGGGCTATTAACCCCACCGATTTGTTTATTTATACTCTAGCTTGTATTGGGTTATTTGAAAAGATAATCAAGCCACCGAGTTCTTGTAAGAACCTTGCTCTGTCATCTGATTTATCTTCGTCATTAGCTAGATTAGTAACAGCATTAGCTAAGTCATATTTAGAAGTTACAAATGTTTCTCCTACATAATGATTTAACCTTTCAAAGATACCAGCACGCTCAACATCAGATAAACCATGTTTTTTAGATAACACTTCTATTTGATGTGAGTTGATTTTTTTCTCAGTAGCTTCTTTTAACTTATCAAGGTTTTCCTGAAATAATTCAGGGTTACTGATAAGGTCTAACTGCTGACCCATCTTATCAACTATAGTTTTCCACTGCTCATCATTATCTACATCAATAATCATTTTGCCAACATGCTTAGCATAAAATTGATTTAGATATTCTGGTGCAACCATACCATTAGTACATACTAGTCTATAAATAAATGGCTTAACAATTAAAGAGCCACCACCTATTTCAGAGTTAGTAATAGTAATACCACCTTGAACAAAATCACCCTCAACTACCTCGCCCTCAAGCTTTGGTAAAACAGCAGTAATGTTCATGGTATCTCTATCGTAATGTGCATACTTTAACTCAGCACCCATATCCATTAACCTTTCTAATGAAGCATTAGCAACTACATCGCTATCAATCCTTTTATAACGATTAGTCAATACTGCTCTACACTCATTGATAGGTTCTTTATCATAAGTTCTAAGCATTAGTTCTCTATTCTTATTATTCTTAATCCAAAAATTAAGATTATGAGCAACTAAATCTTGACTTACAGGTAAGCATTTTGAAATATACCTATGACCAATTTTTAATTTACTACATAAGTTATTAAGAGAACTATCGTTTAGTACATATTCTCCTTGAGATAAATGATCTACTTCTACTGTTGGATAAACAGAATCATAATCATTTACATTAACTGTCATGCCTTTTAAATCAACAAGATAATCCCTTTTATTTTTTGTATCTTCATTGATGTTATTTAACATTTCTTTTATGTCTTGACCTTTTTTCATTGTGTTTCCTTTTTCTAGTTATTATTAGTGTTAAGCGAAAATGTTTTATCTTTAAACAATTCCGATGTTATTGGCTCCCCTTTAGAGAACCAAATTCTTGTAGTTAAACCATAAATGCTTTCATCATAAAAATAAGAAGCATAATATAGTTCTGTATTTAATTCTAAAAGGTAATCAGAAAATTCCTCAACTGATTTAAACTCTTTTGTAATTTGTGTATTTTTATTAATAATGTTTACACTCCGTGGTTTATTTTGTTCTGATATTTGCATAAGTATCCTTTCTATATTACTAAGTATTTACCAGTACGAACTTTAGATTGTATTGAGATGGTATGACCTAAGTCAGTTTTTACACTTTGACCAACATTAGTATCCCAGATTTTTTTAGCTAATTGATAAGCTTGATCTACATGATCTGCATTATTACTACCAACAAACAAACATAATTCTAAAGCACAATAACTAAATAATTCTTTTAAAGTTCTAAAGGATTTTACTTTAACTAAATTATGCGTTTTAATATTTAATCTAATCATTATTTAACCTCATTATTAAATTGAATTTGACTTACATGAAAGACAGGATAGCTTCTATATTCTTCTTCTTTACTGTCTTGAACTTTTCTAACTAAACGCGCAACTGATTTGCTTCCTTTAATTATTTTACCTTTTAACTTTCTAGCTTGATTAAAAGTACAAAAACCACCTTTTAAATTAGTAGCTTGTAACTTCTCAAGGTTAATGCCTTGAAAAGATTTTTTAGTATATAAGTTATAGTACATACTTTCCTTTCTAGTTTTTCGTATTGATTATTTAGCTAACATCATCAGTATAACTTGCTAAAGGTTATAGAAACTATTTTATAAAATTTTCTACATCGTAGGTCTGACCACACTTTGCGAGGCACCCCTTGGATTAACGAACAACCTTGATATTGCCAGAGTAGGTTTGGAAGCTACTTTTACCGAACAAGGATACGAGGTGCAAAACTTAGAATTACACGCCCAAGGCTCTGAACCGATTTTTATGCGTTTATAGAAGAGTACCGATTAAACATATTCTATATATAAAAACTATGCTAAAAATAGGATTAAAAGTAAAGAACTATCTTTTGAGTAAATACTCGGCTTTTTAAGATAAATATTAAAAAAAAGTAAAATTTTATTGTTACTAATAAGGGTTTAATAAGTAATAGTTGATTTAATGTGCAAATCGGTTATTAATAAAGTTGAGTGTATTCATTATACTCCCTTTCTAGTTATAAATGGGCAAAGTTTATACCGATTTCTTTGCCCACTAACTCACAGGAAAATACATGGACAATAAAACAAGAATAGCTTCAATGCTTGTCGCTTGGAGATATGCAAAAAATCAAACTCAAGTTAAAGTATCAAAAAAAATAGGCGTCACATTTCAGCAAGTACAGAAATATGAAAAGATGATTAATAGAATTACATCTGACAAGTTAATTGAATTTTGTAATGCTTATCAAATACCTTTACAAAGTTTTCAAGATGGTGACCCTTATCAAGTCTTAGATGGTGCTGATATTTCTATTTTGCAAAAAGAAAAAGCATTAAACATTATTGAAGAACTATCACTTAAACATGAAACAAATGTTTTAATACAAAAAAAAGTAATGGAGAACACACATGATCAAAGTTCAAGTAGATAAAGTATGGCTTGGTAAAGTAAGTGTCAGAGATTACATTTATAAAAAAGCTTTAAGGTTAAAAGAATCTTTAGGTATAGTACATGGTAAAGAATACATGTTAATTCCTTATGAGAAATTAAAATCTGCTAAAACATATACAGAAGAAAGTTTTAAAAGTAAGTTTAATGGGAAAGAATATAGGCTTGTGGATTTTGATTGGAAACCTTATAAAGAACCTAATACAAATCAAAGGAGCTTATTATGAGTGGAGAAGATTTTTTAGATATTCCTAAAACTGATGAAACTCAACAATCTACACCAGAAGAATATTATTTTTCAAAATCTAAAAACCAATGGATTATGGTTTCTGATATGTCAGATATGCATGTTCGTAGAGCCTTTAAAAGATTATTAAAAATGATTAGGCTAGGAACATTAGTAGAACTTTCTGACTATAAAGGGGATAGTAATAATAATGATATTCAAATAGAATTAAATGCTATTGAAAATCATGTTTTTAAAATAAGAGATAAGTTAAGTGGCTGAATTAACTAATATACATTTTGAAATTATAGACAGAAATAGACACAGAAGACATGAACAAATGAAAAAGCAAGACAAAGAAAGATTTGATAAGTTAAAAAGAATTGGTTGTATTGCTTGTTCTAAAAAAGGTTTATTTACTGAACCTATAATTCATCATATTAGAAAACATACAGGATTAGGATTAAGACCACCACACGATCAGACTATACCTTTATGCCCACAACATCATAATATGGGAAATGAATCAGTACACTTAAATAAAACAAAATTTGTAGAACTGTTCGGATCAGAACTACAATTATTAGACGAAGCTAACGAAAAAATAAAACAACTAGAAAAGGAAAGTATATTTTATGACAAAGGAAACGAATAAATTTCATGCATTACAATTATTTACAGATACATTTACTGCAGAAACAGTACATCTAAGCAATCAAGCAATAGGAATATATATAAGATTATTAAGCTTTGCTTGGACAAAAAATGCAAAACCATTTACTACTGAATCAGCATACAGAATATGCCAGTGTACTGATGGTAATTGTCATACAGACGTAGATGATGTTTTAAAAGAATTTTTTATATTAAATTTTAATGAAGAAACAAATGAAGAATCTTGGACACATAAAAGATTAATACATGAACATGCTTATTTAACCGATAAATATCAAAGAAAGTCAGAAGCTGGTAAAAAAGGTGCTGAAGCAAGATATTCTGCTAATGGCAACATCATAGCACCTATACCTATACCTAAACCTATACCTACATATAAAATATATGATCAATCATTTGAAATATTATGGAAAGAATTAAAAATCAAAAGAGGTTCAAAATTTAAAGCCTATAAAGAATTTAATAAAATTAATATTCAAGAAATTACTAATGAACAAATTGTAAGGATTTATAATAATCAAATTAAAGGTATTGAAGAAAAAAAATATATTCCGCATTTTGCCACTTGGCTATCTCAACGAAGATGGGAAATAGAAGAAGATAACGATATGCCAGATTTAGTTGATAGACTTAAAAAACTAGGTTATGTATATTTAGGTAATGAGGGAAATTTTGAAAAATTTACTAAAGATGGCAAAAACTATAAAATTGATATTTATGATGAAAAACATCAAATTCAATTAGTTCAATGATGGCAATTTTAAGGATTTTTAAGTATTGCAGAAAAAGGATTATTGCATTAAGTATCGAGAATAGACAATTAAAAATGCAATTAGAATATCTCAGAGCCACATTAAACCAAGATGAACATACAAAGCATTAAATATGGCAGAAAAAAGATACAAGTTAGGTTTGAAATATTAAAAAATCTATATGGATATTTTGAAACAGAAAAAGAAATACTAGTGATTGATAGTAGAGTAAAAGGTTTAAGGTTATTTAATACAATTATGCACGAGTTATTTCATGTAATTATTTTTTATGCTGGAATTAATGTAAATGATAGAGGCGAAGAACCTATTGCACAAGCAGTAGGAGATGGCTATGCAAAAATATTTAAACAAAACCCACATCTTTGGGATATTTTAACTAAACTGATAAAAGGATAAATAATGGAAGTACAAGAAATTAATATTAACGAAATTAAACCATACAAAAATAATCCTAGAGAAATATCAAATGAAGCTATTGAAAAGGTTGCTAATTCTATTAAAGAATTTGGAAATAATCAACCTATAGTAGTTGATCAAAACAATATAATTGTTGTTGGTCATACTCGTTGGAAAGCTTTAAAACAACTTGGAAAAGAAAAAGCTTTTATTATTAAAAAAGAATTTCCAAAAAATAAAGCTATTGCTTATCGTATTATGGATAATAGATCTGGTGAACAAAGTAAATGGGAAAACAAATTACTTAAAGAAGAATTAAGCGTTTTAAGTAATGAAGAATTTGATTTAGATTTAACAGGGTTTGATGCAGAAGAACTAGATCAATATTTTTTTAAAGATGAAAAAATAATAGAAACAAATATTGATACATCTTTTGATGGTAGTATTAATGATGTTAAAATGGTGCAATTATTTTTTAACCCAGAAGATGAAATTAAATTTAAAACAGCAGTTGAAAAAATACAAAAAAAATACAACCTTGAAAATATAAGTGATTCAGTAATTAAAGCAGTCTTAAATGAAGCAGATAACTGTTAAAGAAGTTTTAAGTAAAGAACAAATTAAATCCTTAGAGGGTAAATTTATTAATGAAAGCTATATTAAACACCCAATAATTAGAGAAGATACTATTGTTAAAAATGAACAAGGAAAATTAGTTTTAGTATTTAAAAAAAAAGCTATACCACAAGATATTGTTGATTCTAGTCGTTTAGCATTTAGAAAAGCTATAAGTGGTGGTTCAAATAATAGAGGCATGGCTTCTGGCAATGTTTCTGATATTTATAAAGTAGGCGATAAAATTGGAACAAGAACTATTGGAAAAGTTTTAAAAAATAGATGGTATCCATTATTACCTAATGGGAAACTTTCAAAAACAAGTTATGGATTAAATGTTCTTAGTAGCACAATCGGTTTTAATGATAGATACCCTAGGATTCCATATTGCAGAACATCAGCATTTGCACAAAAAAATTTAGAAGCTTATAAACAAACATTACCATATATTTCTGGTGTAAATAAAATATATGAAACATACGCACCTACCCATTATAAATTTCAAAAAAAATTAGCTGATTTGACCAGTAAAGATTTTATTATTAAAAATACTGCATTTACTACAGTAACAGTTAATAAAAATTATAGAACTGCTTGTCATTATGATGCTGGAGATTACAATAAAGGTTTTGGAAATTTAGGTGTTTTAAAACTAGGTACATATACAGGTGGTTACACAATTATTCCTAAATATGGTATAGGCATTGATTTATCTGATAGTGATGTAGCATTATTTGATGTTCACGAGTTACATGGTAATACAGAACTTAAAAGAAAAGGATATTCGGAAAGAATAAGCGTTGTTTGTTATTATAGAGAAAATATGATTTATTGTGGGGATCATAAATATGAACTTGAAAGGGCTAAAAAAGGTTTAAAAACTAAGTTCAATGAAGAAGAAAAAATTAAAGTAGCTAAAATATTAAAAGATAATGACTTGTAGTTGTATAGCCATTGGTGGTATCCCAGCTAGTGGTAAAAGCACATTAATAAACACTATCTATAAAGATTTAGATGTTAATACAAATTTTAAATCTGGTTTGATTAGAGGACATTATTTAAAAGAATACAACCTTTTGATAGTAGGAATTTATAATACATTTAAAAAATTTAAAGGAACTGATTTACTTTCTATGTCAGCACAGGCTGATTTTAAAAAATTAATTGATTTAAATAAATATAATATTGTTTTTGAGGGGGATAGGTTATTTACTAATGACATATTAGAATATGTTAATAAAAAATATAAATTAAATGCAATTATACTTAAAACAACTAATGAAAATATTGAAAAAAGACATAAACAACGAAAAGATAAACAAACAGAAAAATTTTTAAAGAGTAGAAATACAAAGATTAATAACATTTTAAAAAATCCTAATTTAAAAATACAAACATTTAACAATGACAATTTTGAAGATATGAGTAAGCTAGTTTCAATGTTAGTTGCAATAATTAAAAAATTTAAGTAAAAAGGACATAATGGCAAGACCAATGAAAAAAGTAGATGAAGACGCTATTAAGAAATTAGCACAATTACATTGCACTTATGACGAGATTGCAGAGTTTTCTGGAGTATCTACAAAGACATTACAAAGGAATTATGTCCACCTTATAAAAAAGGGTCGTGAGATGGGCAGAATAAGTTTAAGACGTGCACAATTTGAGAAAGCATTATCTGGAAATGTAGTAATGCAGATATGGTTAGGAAAGCAACATTTAGATCAAAGAGATAAAATAGAACAAACAACTTATAATGAACCCTTGCCATTAATTATTAATGCTCAACCAGATGAAATAGAAGATGTCAAAAAAAAAGGGTAATGTATTCGGCTCAGTTATTGAGTACACTAAAACAGAAAAAGGTACATCTATTGGAAGAAGACCTATAACATCTACAATGAATAAAAACAAACGCAGACAACAGAAAGCAAAGTATCGTGGACAAGGAAAATAAAAGAAGCAACTTCTACCCAACAGGCGAAATAATAGATTATAGTTTGCCTCAATCATTTACTAAAGCTTTACATGGTAATAGCTGTGGCGATTGTGGGCTATATAGTAATAAATGGTCGTTTTGTGGTAGATGGGGTGCTAAGGGTGTAAAAGATACTTATGTTTGCCATGATTGGCGAAAGCGACATTTTAAAAGATAAAACTATAAATTTTATAAGTTGTATGATATTTATGCCTTATGGCTAAATTTAAAGGTAGATCAGTTAAACTTAATAAACCAATGCGTGGTGACGTTAAGAAATTTAAGGTATTTGTAAAAGACAAGAGTTCTGGCAGAGTTAAAAAGGTTAATTTTGGCTCTAAAACTATGTCTATAAAAAAACATATTCCAGCAAGAAAAAGAAGTTTTATGGCTCGTATGGGTGGAGTTCTTAAAAAGGTAAGAGGACAGAAAACACTTAGTCCAGCATATTGGAGTATAAGAGCATGGCAAAAAGGCTTTAAACTATAATGGATAAGATCGTTTATAAATTCTTTGGTATAATAGATAATTGTTTTGCATGGGTAGAAAGTAAATTTAAAAAAAAAAAAAAGAAATAATATGGGTAGGATTATGAACTATTATTTTACAGGAATGTTAATTTTAGGTTTTGTATTTCTAACTTTATGCGTGAGACCAATGTGACTAAACCATTAACCATTTCAGAAGAAGCAAAAATATCAATGCCTATGAAGACAGTAGCTTCTTTAATAGGTATGGTGGCTATAGGAACATGGGCATATTTTGGAGTAATAGAAACACAAAATAAAATATCAACCAGATTAGAATTAATGGAAAAGGATTTAATTGAAAATACAAATTTTAGAATTAAGTGGCCAAGAGGACAATTAGGTTCTTTACCAGCAGATTCAGAACAGTTTATGTTAATTGAAGATTTGTATAAACAAGTTGAAAAGCTACAAGTTCAACAAGAATCAGGTATGCACAATAAAGTTAATATTGAATTTTTACAGAAACAAGTAGAAAAACTTTTAGATGATGTAGAAAAATTAAAAGATAAGCAAAGAGATTTTACAAATGGCAATAGCCATGATTGAAGTAGTGGTTGCGTTATTAATGATTTTAAATGGAGAGATTAAAGAACATAGAATACAACCTAGTATGTCAGAATGTTTAAAAGGAAAGCGTATTGCAACAAGAGAAAAAAAATCTCACATAGAATATCAATGTATTAAAAGTAAAGCAGAAACAGAAGTTTATTTGGGTGCAAAATCAATTAAAAAACTTATACTAGAATAATGAAATTTATTTTAGCCTTTTCTGTTTGTTCTGCTATTTCAGGAATGTGTAATACAACCATGACTATTGATAAACAATTTAATACATGGTCAGAATGTGTTATAGGTGGAAGTCAATTAACTATTGCATACGCACAAAAAATGGAAGAAAAGGTAAATAAGGATAAATTATACATATCTTATTTTTGTAATGAACATAACTCTAACAAAACCCCAGCATAAAGTTTCATCAAGTAATAAAAGATTTAGAGTTTTAGTATCTGGTCGTAGATTTGGTAAAACCTATTTATGTATTACTGAAATGATGAAGTATGCAACACAGATTAATA